AGTATTAAGAATAATATTGTCACTAAGATACACTGTTTAGTCTGTACTGACCTTAACAGTGATGATGAATATAGCTTTGTATTCCCAGAAGATACTAATAAGTTTAAAGAGTTTTCTACTGGGGTAACTAAATGGGTAATGCATAATGGTATAGCCTTTGACCTAGTATGGGTTCAGAAGTTCCTAGGTGTCAGTATATCCTTAAAGGATGTTGAGGACACGATGATACTATCGAAGATGCACAACCCATACAGGGAAGGTGGTCATTCGTTAGCATCATGGGGGGAACGATTAAGGTTTCCCAAGTCTGACTTCACCGACTACGATAACTACTCAGAAGAGATGCTTGAGTATTGTAAACAAGATACAAGGGTAACTAAGAAGCTCTATAATAAACTTAGACCTTCCATGTCCAACTGGTCAGACAGGTCTATCATGTTAGAGTATCAGGTCAGGTCTATCGTTACACAACAGGAGTTTAACGGCTACCCAGTCAAACGTAAGGAAGCCTACATATTACAGGCAACCTTAGAAGATCGTATGGCAACTGTTGAAGTTGAGGTACGTAAAGTGTTTAGACCACTGCCTATCAATCTAGGACTTAAAGAAGTTAAGTATAAGGATGATGGTAGTATGTACCTTAATAGTTATAAAAGGTTAGGCAGTCATGGTAAGTATGTGGCTGGTAACTATAGCTTCATTGACTGGCCTGAGTTTAACCTAGGTAGTAGGCCACAGATATCCAGACACTTGATGCATTATGGATGGAAGCCTAAAGAGTTTACACCTACTGGACAACCCATTGTAGATGAAGCTCACCTAGAAGGTGTGGACATTCCAGAAGCTCAGTTGATCTGTGAGTATCTAATGCTACAGAAGAGATTAGCAGAGGTTTATAAATGGATTAAGTTCTCTGAGTTTGATGGTAAGGTACATGGTCAGGTAGATACATGTCGGGCTGTCAGTAATAGAATGGGACATATGGAACCTAACCTAGCTCAAGTACCCAGCGTCAGAAAAGGTATAGATAACAAACCCTTAAGGGGTACTAAAGGTGGATGGGGTGTTGAATGCCGTGAGCTGTTCACAGTATCTGACCCTGAAAGATATGTCCAATTAGGTACTGATGCTTCAGGCCTTGAGATGAGGTGTCTTGCCCACTACATAAATGACCCTGATTTTACTGATGAGTTAATGAATGGAGATATACACACTAAGAACATGAACGATGCTGGTCTACATAACAGAGATCAGGCTAAGACCTTTATATATGCCATGATTTATGGTGCCGGTGGAGGTAAGATAGGTGAGATAATTAATGGTAGTGTCAAAGATGGTAAGAAATTAATTGAGACCTACATGAATAATAACCCTAAGCTTAAAGCTTTAAAGAAAGCTGTTGAGACTAAGGCAACAAAGACAGGATTTATACCAGCATTGGATGGTAGGATACTGAGAGTTAGAACACCACATGCATCTTTAAATCTTTTATTGCAAGGATGTGGAGCTATAATCTGTAAACAGTGGTTGGTAGAAATTACCAAGCTATACAGGAAAAGAAGAATTGATGCCACCCTATTAGCATCAGTGCATGATGAATACCAATGGGAAGTTTTAAAAGATCATGCAGATGAATTTGGAGAGCTATGCAGTGAGGCTATTAAGCTTGCTCAAGTATCCCTGAATGTTAGGTGTCCATTAGATGCCGACTATAAAGTTGGAACTAACTGGGCTGAGTGTCATTAATATAATAATAATAATAATCTAAATAACTATTGACAACCACTGAGGATATGGTATCTTCAGTACATAGGCCGTTAATGAGTACGGCATAACCAAACTAATATATCTAGGAGATATAAATACTATGATGATCAACGGAAAAGCATTCTGGGCATCTCTTCAAACACCTAACACAACATTCGATCCTTGCTGGCAGATTGATATCGCCTTAGACAAGGCTAACAAAAAGATTGTAGAAGCCGCTGGCTTGACTATCAAGAACAAAGGTGATGATCGTGGAGACTTCGTATCTGTAAAACGTAAGGTAGCCCGTAAAGACGGTAAAGAAAATCAAGCACCTGTAGTCATTGATGACAAGCTTCGCCCCTTCAACGATCTAATCGGTAACGGATCAGTAGTCAATGTAAAGATCAATACATTCGACTGGGACTTTAAAGGTAAGACAGGAGTTGGTGCAGACCTAGTTAAGGTACAGGTTGTTGAACATGTATCCTATGCTGGAGCCACAGATGATGAAGACTTCCAAGTCATTGGCGGTGATGAGGATGGCTTCGATGATATTCCCTTAGCGAATGCTGGATAAGACGTTAAGGGTAACTAGGGTAGGGGTTGAGGTAATGAAGGTTATCTTAACCCCTATTAGTTTTAACATACATAGAAAGGTATAAATATTATGTGGTATGAATGGCTATTTTTAATATACATAGTAATTACATGTGCCATTGCATTTATGGTGGTCTTCATAGCTGAGAAGCCTATCAAGTCTGGAGTATTCCTATGGCCTGTGTGGGTTCCAATGTGTTTCATCAGCGCCCTAAAGGAGACATACTTGGATGGTAAACAAGAATAAGAAACCTAAACTAGACACAGTAGTCGAGGACATCTTCAATGTCTTCATGAACAATACACCGCCATCCAAAGAACATCTTGATGACTTAGCTAGAGACATTAAAAATTCAGTAGAGCGACAGATTACTGAGGTACGTGAAGAGAAGGGGTATCTAAGACTGTCACAGATTGGTAAGCCTGATCGTAAGACATGGTATGACATCAAAGGTGCCCCAAAAGATGTTCCTCAAGGACCAGTCAGAATGAAGTTCCTAATGGGGGATATCTATGAAGCTCTATTGATCCTATTAATTAAGACTGCAGGTCATGAGGTTACTGATGAGCAGAAAGAAGTTGAGATAGAAGGTGTTAAAGGCCATAAAGATTTAAAGATTGACGGTATCAACGTTGATATTAAGTCAGCATCAGCCTATGGATTTAAGAAGTTTAAGAACAATACATTAGACCAAGACGATCCATTTGGTTACATAGCTCAGCTAAGCTCCTATGCTCAGTCAGAGGGTGCAACTGAAGCGGCCTTCTTAGCTATCGACAAGTCATCATGTGACTTAGCCTTGACTCCATTAGATCATATGGACATGATTAATTCACATGATAGAGTTAAACATCTAAAGGGTATAGTCAAGTCAGACACAGTACCGGAGAAATGCTATGAAGATGAACCTTCAGGGGTGGCAGGCAATCGTGTACTTAGTAAGTCTTGTGGCTGGTGTGAGTTCCATAATCATTGTTGGTCGGATGCTAATAATGGCGTTGGCCTCAGAAGCTTCCAGTATGCCGACAATGTAAGGAAGTATACTAAAGTAGTTAAACTTCCTAAGGTGCAGGAGATTACAGGACAATGAATACACAGATGATCAAGATAGCGTTAGTAGTCATAGCTGGCTGGTTAGTTATCATGATGTTACCGAGCTTATTTAATGCCTAACATTAAGAGAGTACTACCTACGGCAACATGTAAACACTGTAAGTTTGTAATTAAAACAACAGGCAAACCAGTAACCTACTATTGTCGTAGGTATCCACCAACTATTATTAGTCACTCACAGGGTGCCTCATACCCCAATGTATTTATGGATGATTGGTGTGGGGAATTCTCAAGGACTATGCAAGGACAACAAGGACATCAACCTAAGGACAAATAGAGATGATTAAAGTAGAGATAACACAAGACATGAGGGACAAAGCTACCCAGATGTCAGATGAAATGGGTACGTTAAAGGGTTCCTTTATGAATGGTAAAGGTAATATGTATGGCTTCCTAGGGGAGCTAATGTTTATGAACCTGTTAAAGGATGCTGAACATGTAAACACATACAACTACGATATCAAACTTAAAGATGGCAAGACCTTAGACGTTAAGACTAAAAAGACAACTGTAGAGCCTAAGCCTAATTACGAATGCTCAGTAAGTACATGGAACCTTAAGCAATCCTGTGATGTATATGGTTTTGCAAGGGTGCATAAAGATATGACACATGGCTGGGTCTTAGGTACTATGGATAAGGAAACATTTATTAATGACGGGACGCATTACAACAAGGGAGATTATGATCCGTCCAACAGATACACGGTCAAGTCTGAATGCTACTCAGTAGCGATAGAGGATTTAACGAGTATCTAATATGAAGTATAAATTTGGTCACTGGGAATCAGACATTAAGTTAAACTCTGAAGAGTCATTCGGGTTTATCTATAGGGTAATTAATACCGCTGATGGAAGACAATACATAGGTAAGAAACAGTATTGGTTCTATAAGAAGTCTAAGAAGCTGAAACCCAGTGACTGGCAATCCTATACAGGTTCCAGTAAAGACTTAAATAGTGACATCAAGAAGCTGGGTAAAGACAAGTTCAGGTTCTGCATCATAGCTGAATGTGTCACTAGGGGTTGGCTCTCATACTTGGAGAGTAACTATCTACATAAAGAAGATGCTTTGACTACATGGCTTAATGAAGACACTAGGTTGTTCTACAACAAACAAATAGGGGCTACAAGATATGTACCTAAAAAGGTTGATGATAACATACCAGTATCTAGGAAAAAGAAATGAGCATCACAAACATAGCAGTAGTCTTAGATAATACCTTTCATATAAGAAATGCTAAAGATAATTCACAACTATTGTTCTTAGCAGTAATACTACAGGCCCTATTAGATGCTACCAAGCCACCCTTGGAGAGTGACAATGAAGAGATTATCCTAGACAGGGACAGAGCTAGGGCATGGTTTTCAGCATCAGTGGGGGTAACCTGTGAAGACTTTAATACCGTCTGTGAATGTGCTGGAGTTGACCCCTCATACACTAAGACCTTTGCTTATAAGGTATTGGAGTCGGGAGAAGTTCCATTCATCCGCAAGAGGATCAACACAATACTATCAATGTAAACCTTAAAGGAGTTAATATGTATCCCATGAAGACACGTAACAGGGAAAGTAAAGTAGAAGAGTTTCACAAGGCTATGGGTTCTGACGTATCTGTTAAGCCCCGCGCAAGTCTTATAAAGCTACGTGAGAAGCTATTAATAGAAGAGTGTAATGAAGTCTGCCAAGAGTTAAATAAGATGGAGATGGCTATTACACAAGGTAGGCCAATCAGTAAAAAGCAATGGGCTGCTTTACTTAAGGAGCTTGCTGATCTACAATATGTTTTATCAGGAACTATCATTAGTTTCAGTGCTATTTCCGGTAGTTTCACCCCTGCTTTTAACAGGGTACATGATAGTAATATGTCTAAGCTTGACAATGAAGGCAACCCAGTGCTTAATAACTATGGTAAAGTAACTAAAGGACCAAACTATAAACCACCTACACTGGAAGACTTGATCACATGACCTTGTGGATGCCGGTAGAAACACCACCTAAAACTGCACGTACTGTACTGGCCTATGTAGGTGCAGGTAATGTAGCCACAGTGTACTATGAATATAATAAATGGGTGTGGGCAGGAGGACATGATATGAATATTCCTCCCCTCTATTGGAGAGATGTAGTAGACCTGTTACAATCTTTACCTACAAAAAATGCTGACCTATAACGCTTAACTTTAAAGGATTAATATCTATGAATAACATCGGACACAACAGCCATGGCCCACAAGTAGAGGCCTGCGATGCACTACATGCACAAAAGTATCGACTACCAAACGAGTCCTTCACAGAAGCCTGCGCCAGACAAGCAGGAGCTATGTCGGACAATGAAGAACACCGCCTAGTATTTAAAGATATACTACTTAACCAAAGGTACATGCCAGCCGGTAGAGTACAAGCAGCAATGGGGTCCCCAAAGAATGTTACAGCGTATAACTGCTTCGTTAGCGGAGTCATTGAAGATAGCATGGATAGCATCATGGATAAAGCTAAAGAAGCCGCTGAGACAATGCGTCGAGGAGGTGGGATTGGCTTTGACTTTAGTCGGATACGTCCTCGTAATGACAGGATTGTTTCTCTTGATAGTAGCGCCTCTGGCCCTGTATCTTTCATGGCTATCTTTGACAGCGTATGTAATACTATTGTATCGGCAGGTCATAGACGGGGAGCGATGATGTCTGTCCTTCGTGTTGACCATCCTGACATTGAAGAGTTCATCAGAGCTAAGAAAGACAGTAGCACCCTCACCAACTTCAATGTCTCAGTAGGTGTGACTGATCAGTTCATGAAGGCAGTACAACACAATCTTCCCTTTGATCTAATCTTCAACGGTACTGTATACGATACGATTGATGCTAGAGCATTATGGGATGAGATCATGCGTAACAACTGGGACTGGGCAGAGCCGGGAGTTCTGTTCTTAGACAGGATCAATGAAGAAAATAACCTACACTATGTAGAAACTATAGAAGCTACTAACCCATGTGGTGAACAACCATTACCACCCTATGGTGCATGTTTACTTGGGAGTTTTAATCTTGTTAAGTATGTGGATCGTGGTAACCAACATAAGGATTACTACTCATTCAACTACCAACAATTTAAAGAAGACATACCCCATGTTGTAAGAGCTATGGATAATGTTATTGATAGGACTCAGTACCCGTTAGCATCTCAGCTACGTGAAGCTAAGGCTAAGCGGCGTATGGGATTGGGTATCACAGGCCTTGCCAATGTTCTTACCTTGTTAGGGGTTAAGTATGGGTCTCCTGAGGCTGTTAGATTTACACGTAAGATATCTAAGACCCTCATGTGTTCCACCTATGAAGCCTCTGCCTTGTTAGCTAAAGAAAAGGGGGTGTTCCCTGAGTATAAACCTGAGTACAACTTAAGTAAATTCATTCAACGTCTACCATTAGACATACAGGAGTTAATACAAAAGCATGGTATCCGAAATAGTCACCTCACCTCTATCGCCCCTACTGGTACTATTAGTTTCACTGCTGATAACATTAGTAGCGGGGTGGAGCCTGTATTCAGCAACCAACTGGATCGAACTGTGCAAACAGAACAAGGACCTATTATCGTTCCGCTCAAGGATTATGTATACAATACGTATGGCCTTAGGAATGTAGAGGCAGACGATCTAACTACACATGACCACTTAGACATGCAGATTGCAGTACAACCTTTTGTTGACTCAGCTGTATCTAAGACGATCAACGTAGCTGAGGATGTATCCTTTGATGAGTTTAAAGATGTATACATGAAGGCATGGAAGGGTAAGCTTAAAGGCTGTACAACATTCAGAGCCGCTGGTAAAAGATATGGGATACTGAATAAGGTTGAGCCATTAGAAGAACCAATAGAGGGAGCCGCTTGCTTCATTGATCCAACAACAGGTAACAAGGAGTGTGGTTAATATGAGTAAATTAATATTGGTTATGGTTATGGGTGTAGTATTATCAGGGTGTGGCATCACACCTACTTATGATAAGGGTACTTTAGTATGGGTGGGGTGTCACAGGGTAGAGCAAAACCCTTCACCTGAGGGGAGTAGAGCTACTCTACTACTGTACAATTTAGACAAAGGAGATAAGATGTATTTACAACAGATAGATCACAATGGAAATGCTAATGTAACTGTAGGGGAGCCATGTAAATGAAGAGAGTCTTTGCTTTAATAATACTTGTATGGGCTTTCATATCCTTAGCAACACTAGGGGCTTGGGCTGGAACAGTACAGACTGATCTTGACTGTCTAGCAGAAGCTGTATACTATGAAGGGAGATCAGAGCCTTTCATTGGACAACTAGCCATAGCCAACGTAGCCTTAACTAGGACTACTAAGTCTGTATGTGCAACGGTACATGATAGATGCCAGTTCAGCTACTGGTGTGATGGGAAGAATGAGGTTATGCTGGACCTAGAAGCTAAGAAGACTTCATATCAAGTCGCTAGACTAGCTATGGATGGTGCCTTAGTAGGTGAGACAGAAGGGGCAACACATTATCATGCAGACTATGTGAAACCGCAATGGTCTAATAAGTTATTCTATCTTGGCAGGATAGGTAGACATTTATTTTATATAGAGGAATAAGAATTATGACTGTTAAAAATATCGAACCTATAAAGTCTGACATGGTAAACAACCCTAAACACTATAACCACTCAGGTATAGAATGTATCGACGCTATCGAAGCATCTATGCCTACTGTAGAGTTTCAAGGATACTTAAAAGGTAATGCACTTAAGTATCAATGGCGCTATAGGTACAAGTCTAACCCTATCGAAGACTTAAAGAAAGCTCAGTGGTATACAGCTAAGCTTATTAAATCATTGGAGGATCAATCAAATGACTAATAGAGTATCAGGAGACTGCGTAATTTGTGAAGACCCTGATGTTGTATGCCCTCAACATGAGATGACCACGGCAGTCTATAGTGATCCTAACAGCGTATTCCAAGCCCTGTCAGAAAACTCAAAAGATTATCTGGTTATTGACCAACTTCAGAAGACCCTCTTTACAGCCTATCATTCTATGGGTGAAGGGTCTTTGTTCTGGGAAGAAGAGGATAGTGAGTTAATAGATGCCTGCCATACCTTAATAGAATATTATGGGATGTCGGGGATTGACTTTAATAAAAAGCCTTGAATACCTATTAGGTATATAGTATAACTTAAGTAACTTGGGGGACTAGGTATCCTACTTAGTCCCCTATTTTTATACGCGCATGAGGGAGGCATATACATGAGTAACCCAGTAACGATTTATGTAGGGTATGACCAACGTGAGGATACACCCTATAGAATATTAGAAGAGTCTATACGTAGGCACTCTTCTAAGGCTGTAAATATTATACCTATTAAACAGGAAGCCTTAAGAACTATTGGTTTATATAGTAGAGACTACACTACTTCTATTATTGGTAATTCTATACAGAAGATTGATACGAATGATAAGAAGCCATTCTCGACAGACTTCTCATTCACTAGATTTTTAGTACCACACTTAAACTTATTCTCTGGATGGGCATTATTTATCGACTGTGATATGTTCTTCCGGTCAGATGTGATGGAACTGTTTGATACCTATAACGATCCTGAAGTAGCTCTATATACTGTCGAGCATAACTATAAGCCTACACAATCTATTAAGATGGACAACCAACAACAGGGTCAGTACAATATGAAGAACTGGTCTTCAGTTATGTTGTGGAATTGTAGTCATCCTATACATAGAAACCTGACAGTTTCTGATGTGAATACTAAGTCCGGTAGATGGCTACATCAATTCCAATGGATGTTGGATAACATGGATACCTTAGGAGATATGGATGAATCATGGAACTGGTTGGACAATCATAGCTCTGAATCTATAGAGGCTAAGAATGTACACTTCACTACAGGAGGGCCATACTTTGATACATGGATAGGCTCAAGAGATGCAGATAAACGATATGCCGCTGAATGGCTAATAGAACTGGAGAAGTTTAACAATGAATAATAATGTACAATTTGTGACTAGCATGAACGAGTCAGGCTTTAATAAGTATGGGCGTAAAATGCTTGACAGTGTGATCAGTAACTGGCAACCAACTATTTTACTTACCGTTTACTACCATGACTTTGATCTACCTAAAGTTTGGGGAACACCCATGCCAAGTAACATAGTCCTACGAAACCTAAACGAATGTGGGGACATGTTAGCCTACCGAGATACCATGGCTAGGTTTGATGGGACTATGGGAGGCCAGACAGAATATAACTGGCGTATGGATGCGATCAAGTGGTGCCATAAGGTCTACGCTATGACTGACCTAGCCTTTGAAATGGCTGATCATTCTGTAGATGCTGGTTGGCTTTGTTGGTTAGATGCTGACACCATTACCGACAAACGTTTCACTATGAAAGATATCAAAAAGATTATTAATAAGAATGCTGAGTTTGTACATCTGGGAAGAACAGATACGGATTACTCAGAGACATCGTTCATGGCCTTCAACTTATCTACTACCCCTCCATTAGAAATGTTGGGTGACCTACGTGGTTGCTATGATATTGGTGAGGTCATTACATATCGTGAGTGGCATGACGGGTTCATCATTGAGCGCCTACTAAATATTTATACTGCCCACGGTATGAAGGTTCAAAACTTAACTCCTAAGTGTAAGGGTCTTACAGCCTTTCTACAGTCCCCCCTATCACAGTATATGACACACTTTAAAGGCAACCTAAAAGGTAAGGAAGTAAAAGCTAAAAAAGGTACACCTAAGCTCTATGATGATAAGACATCACCGGATGTTACAGGCCCTAAAAGGTACCGTCAGTTGGCTGATATAATCCAACACTACAAAGCTTCACAAGTAGTTGAAGTAGGCACATGGAATGGTGGTAGAGCTATTGAGATGGCCTTGGCAGGCTTTGAACACTCAGACCTATTTGTCTACCACGGATACGATCTATTTGAAGAAGCAACAAATGAGTCTGATGATGTTGAGATGAATAGTAAGGCACACAATTCATTGAAGGCTGTCAACAATCGACTACTAGAGTTCCAATCTAAAATGAAGGAACGTGATAAGGACTTCCAGTTCTTCTTAACTAAAGGAGATACTAACGAAACCCTTAAAGGTTTTGATACTAAGGACATAGACATGGTGTACATTGATGGTGGTCATTCATTTGATACATGTCTATCGGACTATAATAATCTAAAGGATGTATCTATTATTGTCTTCGATGATTATTTTACTGAGGACAAGGAAGGATTGATAGCCCCAGAGGAACATCAAGGGACTAATCAAGTGATCAACAATCACATAGCTGATGACTGGCGTACTATAGTATTACCCAGTAACGACAAAGTATTAGGGGGAGGCCTTACACACTTAGCTATTACAATCCATAAGGACATGGCTGATCTTCCTAAAGACCTACGTAGGGTTCCTATTGTTGTAACTCCAAAAGACTGTGTACCTCAAGACTTTATTATTGATAATATTAATGCTAACTCTAAATTAATTAAGGACTCTAATTGGGTTAAGAAGTGTGGTATCCATAATGATACAGCCATCCTAATATCTGGTGGCCCCTCAGTAGATTGGGACATTGTCAAAGCTACTATTAAGATGAACCCTAATAGTTTAGTTGTTTCAGTTAAACATAGCTATCCAACATGTTTAGCTAATGGTATCTATCCAGACTATTGTGTAATTCTTGATCCAAGACCAATCACTGGTACATCTACCCATGGTATAGTTAGATCAGAACTATTTAAGGAAGTCAAGGATGATACAGTATTCTTAGTAGCTTCAATGACTGACCCAAGTGTCACTCAATACCTATTAGATCAGGGTGCAACCATCAAAGGATGGCACGCCTACTCAGATGCAGTAAGGGATATGCAGAACACCGACAATGTTACGCTTAAGGAGTCAATAGATATCCCAGAAGGTGTAGTCCTAGTGACTGGTGGAACCTGTGCAGCAATGCGATCTTTTGGAATGTTCCATGTACTGGGCTTTAGACACTTCCATATGTTTGGATTTGATTGTTCAATGGAAGAGTCTCCAACTGAAGAGGAGTTATCCAAGATAGAAGAGGATACAGGACGTTCTAAGTATTTAAAAGTTGACGCACATGATGAAGAGTTCTACACTACAGGTGAGCTACTGGCTATGGCTCAAGACATGGAGCGTCTATGGGAACGTGATGATATAGATGCATCAGTTACCTTCCATGGTAAGAATACCTTGGGAGCCTCAGTATTTAACAACTCAAAGAAAGCTAATGAGCTTCGGTATCAGGAGGTACTTTAATATGACTAAACAACATATCTTTTATTGGAATGTAACAGCGGAGGACTTTAAGTGATGTTAGGATTAGTCACGGCTTTAGCCACACCCCTACTTAAGGGCATATTTGGAACCATTGATAAGGCAGTGGTAGATAAGGATATGGCTATCAAGTTAAAGAATGATTTACAACAACAGACTATGGATATCTTAAGCACTGAAGTTAAAGCATCTTCTTCAATCATTAGAGCTGAGATTAAGTCTGATAGTTACCTAGCCAAGAACTGGCGACCTATAACTATGCTGACATTTGTGGTAATCATTGCCAACAACTACATTATCTACCCATACCTACAGCTATTCTTCAACTCAGGAGCTATGCTGGACATCCCCCCTGACATGTGGGGCCTATTAAAGATTGGCCTTGGTGGGTATGTGGTTGGCAGGTCTGTAGAGAAGGGCGTTCAAGTATATAAAGGAGATAAGTAATCTATGTTGACTCAACAGATGGAATTGTTCTGCCAGAATTATGCTACATCAAACAACGCTACATCAGCTGCTAAGGCTGCAGGGTATAAGGATGCCCATGCCGCTAATCAGGGACATAGGTTACTTAAACGTGATGATGTTCAGGAAAGGATTAAAGACTTCCAAGGTATTATTACTACAGACATTGATGTTGTAGCTGAGCTTGAAAGACAATACGAAACATCAAGGCTGGCAGGACATGGTAATGTGTCTCTGAAGGCCTTAGAATTGTTAGGTAAAGCTAGGGGGAACAAGGCAGAAGCAGAGACTAAAGACCCTGTAGTATTAGAGTTAGAGATAGTTAGGTGTATTCAGGTACTGGGGCTTGATAAGATTATGGAGTTGATAGTGATAGCCTTCCCAGAAGTATCAAATGAAGAGGACATTGAAGAAGATGTTGTAGAAGATAATGATGAAGATATTGAAGAAGAGATTGAAGATTATGAATTTGGATGAGCTAGAAAAAAATACCTATAGTGACTAACCAATAACTAATATGTATCATATATATTACATACTAAGGCTATATGTTTTATATATGATATATTAGTATATCCATACTTACTTTTTCTTATGAACTTTTTGTATTTCAAAAGATGCTTTCTTAATAGCACCTGCATGAGGTTTGTACTCACCCTTCATTAGTTTGAATCCTTTTCCAGACTTCATCCAATGAAACCCTTTAGGGGCAGACACAGTTTTATTTACCATACTATACCTTCTTTCTTTTTGCTGGTTGACTTCTAAACTTAGCTGTTTTCTTAGCTATACTCTTTGGCTGCTTCACGAACTGTTTGCCTGCAGCAGTCCCTAGGCGCTTTGCTTTTGTGGTCGCTGCATACTCCTTTGCTGTCAAAGACTTTATTGCCTTCTTTGGTAGGTATCTCTCCCCAGTTTTGCTTGAGGGTTTCCCTGATTTTGTTTGCCATTTTTCTTTACTCCATGTTGATAACTTATTATTAGGTTGCTTTTTACCTGTGTAACCACCACCACTATCTTTGTAATACTTAGTGGCTAGTTGCATAGCCCTAGCGGAATGCTTACCACCCATCTTAGCCTTAGCTCTCGCCTTAGCTCTCTCCCATTTAGCTGGGTCTTTCTTAGTTGCTACGCCAGCCATCTAATAGGACCAAATGGTTGGTCTTAAAGAAGGATCATCAAGGGTATCCAAATGTAGAAATCTATCCTGACCTTTTTGAGACACACCAATCCCTGTAAAGCCCAACTCAAGGGCCAACTTAAGTAGTTTAAAAGCTTCTTTTCGGTTTATACTAATATCTACAGCCTGACCTTTAACATGAGCAGAGCCTTTAGACCCTTTAATTTTTTCATTATACTCTTCAGACCTATAGGCTGATGTTATTATCATTGGTTTGTCATATATCCTTCGTAGGCTGACAAGCTTAGTCATGAATCTATTGTTCATCTTACACTCACCAGAACCTTTACATTTAAGTTCATCATGTGAGAAGAATGGATACTCATGGTCACACATATTATTTACTCTTTCATATTGTTATGTTTAAGTTTACCACTTAGATTTATTAGCCCAATAAGCAGCAGATAGTCTACCTTTATCAATGTTTAACTTATGCCTAGCTTTAAAAGATTTTCGTCTAGCTTTTTCTTTGGCTGTCTTAGGGTTTGCACCTGCTCCACTAACTCCTTGTTGACCAAATCTAATAGTCTTTATCTTGTCACCAACTTTAGCTACGACAACATGACTTTTAGTTTTATGATTAGGGGTCTTCTTTGGTTTATTATAACCACTGACACCCACTCTTGTTAGTCTTGAATCTTTAACCATAGCTTAATCCTCTTCATCAGTTGGTGGCATAACAGTAGACCCATCAAGTTCTTTTGATATACTATAAAGCTCGTCTACATCAACTACGTTACCTGAAAATCTTTTCATATATTCAATGTCTTCATCTCCTAAATAGAACGGGCTAAATACATCATTCTCTGAGCTATAAAGTAGGTTCATTTTATTACCACTCACATCCATACCTTTGTTAATTGTCAATGCTGAATTTAACTCAACATCATCCATACCTAACTCCCGATATGCATTCATCAATACATGAATGTTCTGTTGTGCCGACATCTTATCTTCCTGCGCCCTAAAGAATCTACGTTTAAGATCATTATCCTCAAGTGATAGATTAGGGTCTTTAAGTTTTTGAGTAAAGTCTTTCCCAGCGTTCATAGCTTTAGATATATGAGGTGCCATGTTATAGTTAAAACCAGCTGTTATATCATGTCTTTTATTACCGACACCAAATAAAGCTCTAGCTCCTGTCATATCTTCAGTTATAGTGGCTAGAGACTTACTACGGTATCCTTCATCACCACCAAACTTAGCCATAGATTTTTCACGTTCTTTTCTACGATCAAACCAATTAACAAACCCCGGCTTGAACGGATCAACGATTAGCTTTAAGGCTGCACCAACAGTATCGGCAGTTCCTACAGCATCAGCCAATGACTCACCTTCTATTAATTTACCCATTGCCTTTGTCAACATTGATGGTCCAGTAAATGTTTCTATCTGATTAGATATAAGGGCATTAGTAGCCCTCTCAACATCTGGTGGTGTATCCCCTAATGCGGCCTGATGCAACTCTTTAGACATAGTCTTTAAATAGTCATACGGGTCTAAGCTGTTCAACGTTATCATATCGACACCCATATGCCCATTACCATCCTTGTTAATCCCACTGGTGTATATACGATTACCGTAGGCTTGGTAAGGGGGTAGTGTCTGATTAAGGGCCTCCTCCTCCTCTGGGGTTATGTCATGTGAATTACGTGAGTAGTTATGGGCCATGGCAGGTATAGTTCCAACAGCGGTCATACCTGCTAAACGCTTAGCAGCTGCTTTTTGAAGTGTTGGAATACCTGATGCAGCATCTGAAGCTGTATAGGATAACATCTTACCTGTTGTTCTGATCATCTCAGCTGGAAAAGATATGAAGTCTCCAACAGGTAAAGCTCTAGCACCCTGTACTAACCGACCAGCCATAGGATAGTTTGGCATCATATCCCTAGTTCTCTGTGCAGCCATCTCCTCAATTTCTTTTATTGGCTTTTTAGGGTAGGCCTTCTTTAAATAGTCTTTAGTCTTTTCCCAATGAATTAGTTTGAAGACATCATCCTCAGCCTGATATATTCCCATAACTTTAGTATTAGGTTTTTTAATACTAGCGTCTATAGCTCTGCCCATGATAGACTTTTCCATAAACTTTAAAGGATCACCACCACCCTGTTCCATGTTCTTCTTAATCATGCTGACTGTTACGCCAGAGTCGGTAATCCCCAACTCAGAAGCTCTGCCTAAATACTTACCCATGTCTTCATCAGTTTTACCAGCCAACTTATGCATAGTAACTGATAAAGCTTTACCGGCACCTTTACCAAGCGGTACCATACCGTTAGCCAATAGTATTGCTGACTGACCTAATGTGTTGGCTACGTGGGTTGCAGGGTTGTATACGGTTTTCATAGATTGGGATAGGGACTTTGCCCGTAACCATGCTCTTCCCAGTACAGCTAAGGCACCAACATTTTTAGTTCCTTTTGGAGAATCAAAGACACCATCAAGTCCATCACGCATGAACTTACCATATGACTTATCAACATAGAGGCCATCCAATGGGTTTCTTACGTTACCCTTGTCCATGTTTCCTTTACCAAAGATAGCACCAAGTCTATCATTCATAGCCTCTGCAGCTGGTCTAAAGTTATCATCATCAACTCCCCTATCTGCAGCCCTCTTTAAAGCACCAGTACTTAGTAGGTGATCTTTCATATCAGCTAGGAAGTCGTACTCTGCTTTAACCTTTGATAGTTTCTCAAACGTTTTACTATAGTTACTGTATGGGTTTTTAACTTCACCGTAAAACTCTCTAAGTTCTTTAGGCATGTTCTTCTGTTTCTTCTTAAGTACATTTGAAGACCCACCAAGTTTACTTGATAGAGCTTCAAAGGCTCCACCAGAATCAATACCTTTTTCTTCTACCAAGTCCATCAAGAACCTATCTACTTGTTCGTCTGTCGGAACACCTTTTGACCCAGTCAACTCACGCCTAGCCCATGTTCTAGCATTTGTCATTACCTGATCTGACCCAGCTTTATTCTTAATACGTTTCTTTAGGTTGTTTCTGAATGTAGGATTATCAAAAGCTTCAAATGATCTATTAAGATATAGACCCATGTTGGAATCAATGGTTGCTTTTAACTCGCCCCTAGCAATCTTCTTAGATGTGAACTTGGATAGCTTATCAATAGACTTCCTCATCTTATTAACTATACGGGCAGCATCAGGGGCTTGATCACGTAAAGCTCTAATAGCCTGTGCTTCCCCATTCAATGCACTATTGACTACGTTGTCTAGGAAATCAGGGGTAAGTTTAACACCACTGACCTTAAGAGCTTTCTGTAGATCGTTATTAAGTCCCTGTGATATAGACAAAGCTTTGTCGGCTGCATTGTCCCTCTGGATTACAGCCTGTAAGACTTCATCGTCTGTGCCTCTACGTGAGCTAAAGTTACGAGTCAGTAAGTCTGCAACTTTACTTTTCTTTTTGTACTTCTTAGGTCCTTTTTTAAATACTTTCTTAGCCACTACCCCTGCCGCTCCAGCACCTAATCCTATAGGAATACCCCATGCAACATCCATAGGTAGCCCACCAGCATAGTCTCCCAAGGTAGGGTCAGACGTTGTAGACGCTCCTTTTTCTATTAGTCCTTCACCTATACCGGCAGCTGCACCCCAACCAGCCGCTTTAGTTTTCCATCCACTTTTAGCTACAAAGTTTCTCATCATAGGAGAAATGTACTGGGCACCACGCATAACACCATTGGCTACCTTTATACCTGCACCTATAGGTATTAAATAGGACATTAGTTCTCCAGCACCTTGTTCAATACTATCTACTTCTCCATGATAAGGATCAAAGATTTGATCAAACTCTTCTTTAAATGTATCTGGTATATACTCACCGACAGCATCAGCCGCCGACTCTACAGCGTCAGATACCGCCTCCGGTAATATAGCGTCCCCAAGATTTAATGCTGCCCTACCTAGATCCCCAACGGCTCTACCGGCAAGTCTATCAGCCATACCAAAACCACCGTCACCTTCGGCTCCTCTGAAGTCTGTTTCTCCTGAATCTAAAGCTGTATTATATTCTTCATAGGTACTGTTAAATTCATCAACGTCTTCTCCCCTATCACGGATGATAGCGTCAACTTCATCAGCGGTACTTATATCCCCTGATTCTAATTTATCTTCTAACACTTTCCGAGTGTCATGGAAGGATTGTGACCTGAGTGATAGAGCCATTTAGTTTCCTATTTACTTCTAGTTATTTATCAAGTTAGTTTGACGGTGTTTTTTGTTTTGATTTAGCTGCCTGAAGACTCTTTAACTTATTACCGACAAATGCTGGATTAGCTTGTGAGGTTTTCTTTCCTTTATTATTCGGGTCTCTACTACCAGCACCAGACGAATTAGCATCTATACCAGCTTCAACCATCCTTCTACGTATTTCCTTTTTAATGGCTGTTCTAATACCGGTAGCTCTGGCATACGCAAGGTTACCACTATTTAAATCCTCCATCACTGATAAAACAATAGCAGAAGCTTTATCACGCAACTTAGGATTTTTCTGTAAGTAAGCTCCACCAATATTGACAACCATAGAATCTAATTCACCTTCCTTAGGTACATTTGCTTCATCAAACCCACCAGCTGCAGCTATATCTGCTTGAAGTTCTGCAAGTTTTAACTTATAATCCCTGTCAGCTTCAAACTGGGCAGACTCAAGTTTAGCCTGCATACCTAGATCACTCATTTCAGCTGAAGCTTGCCTAGCAGCAAAGTCTCTCTCGCCTTTATTAATATCCTGTAGTCCTTCAATGCTGTCAGCTCCTGCCGAACCAACTGCACTTAGGATGCCTTCACCTGAATCTCCAGCCTTCATAACATTTGTACCGAACTTGGCTAACTCTAACCACTTATCACGTTTAATGTCTTTCTCATTCTGCATTGCAAGTTGTTGTCGCTTAGCTGTATTGTCAGCCAATGCTTTATTTAATGCAGCTAAGGCTGGTCTTGGATCAGTGCCTGTAGCTTCAGCTTCCTTTACTATTTTTACTTTAGCAGCTTTTATATTTTCAGCACCGGTGCCATACTGTGAATCTCCCCTTGCTATAGGGCCAATGTCACTTGTCTGTCCACCAGTTTGAAGACCTACAGTCCCACCATTTGCCAGACCTACTAAGCCTCCTTCTTTCTTAAAAGCATTAAATAGTCCAGCACCTGTAGCGGCGGCTCCCATCAACTGTGTCCCTAAAGATGCAGCCGGTTTCTGTGTAACTGATGTAGACCCTGTATCTGGAGCCATGTAGTAGCCACGAACCAGTCCTGAGTAGTCCTGTAAGGCCCTGTCAGGGGCAGTCCTTTCATCTAGGAACTTCTGATACTCTAAGTCAAGACTACGCTGTCCCTGCGCCTGTCCTTGCTCACCTATCTTAGCTAGTTGTCCCTGTTCTGTCACTGCCTGATTGTAAGCCTGTGATCCCATACTCTGAAGCTGCGAGGCTAGACCAGCATCTCTGGCCTTCTGCCCTTGAAATGCAGCTAAGCCACTCTCATATGCAGCCTGTGTTCCCCTAGTCTGGATATCTGCCTGTAGCTGATTCTCATTACGGGCCTGTTCAGCTTCACGAATGGCTTGCCTTGATCCACCAAACCCACCGGACTTGACAGCTGCATCAGCGATCTGTTGAGCCTGTACATCCCCGACTCTCTCAGCTTCCCTTTTTTCAATGTCAACAACAGACTGCATATAGGGGGACATATACTGGTTAGCTGTATCAGCATCAAATTCCTGTGAAGCACGATCAGCCAATGTTTGAGCCTTACTAAAATAAGGGAGGGCACTTGATAGGCCAGCATCACTGGATAGTCCTTGATTTACAAGACCTGTCAGACCTTGTCTGGCCTGTAGCATTTCCGGTGTAAACTCTGCCAGTCTAGGTCCTACATATGGTTGAAACCCTTCAGCTTCACGATCCTGCATACGTGTCTGGCCTCTGGAGAGGATGTCACTGATGTATGGCTTCAACTCTTCTGGGAAGGTCTGGGCCTGTTGAGTTGTCTGTACTGTTCTTTTTGGTTCACTGCTTCCGCCAAATGACATTCTATATCTCCTTTAGGTCTTTCATTAAAATAGTTCCTGCATAATAGTAGTTGAAATCCACTAGGGCTTTTTCCCAGCCCTTTCTACCATACAACTCAATCCTTTTACAATCATACGAATCGGCTATCATATCTACTATAACTTCCATAGCTTCATAGTCTAGCCCATCCGTTGTGCCTAAGTGGATGATCCTCAATGCTTTATACGTTGGGTAGATAATTACCTGAGTAGTGAATGCAATGTCGATACCTTCTTTAGAGTATCCAATGAACAGACTTAAGTAGTCTTTGGATAACATGTCAAGTATATCATCAAGGTTCATCTGTCCCTGCGAATGTTTCAATGACTTGTCAATCAACTTAGACGCTTCAGGCCATACAAGAGATAAGTCTTTTAAAGCTACCTTATTATAATCTAATTCCATTAGAGTAGTTTACTAAGTTCTTCAGCGCCATCCAACTGTTTAGGTTGTTTAGTTGTACCAAATCCAGACTTTCTCAAGTCTTTAATAAACTTATCCATCTGATCAGCCCCAGCATCAGAGCTACCATTACCCAATAGGGACATGCTATGTGCATCAATTACATATTCATCTTTACTTAGGAGAGCCTTGTCTGGACCACCCTGACCATCATCCTTAATATCAAAGGCTACGTCATCGGACATACCATCACCACCATCAGGTCCTTTAACCATGCCAGAGAATGTACCGCCTTCATTCATATTATAAAGGTCTGATAAACCTCCACCTGTGTTAGCCTGTACCATCTTAAAGTGTGAAGGACCACCACGCTCTGCATAGGTTCTCATAGCTCCCGGTGTATAGATATAGTCTGGATTTGATACTTGCTTCAAACGGAGTACTTCTTCAGGTGTAGCTGCAGTATTATCTGCTTGGTCACGTTGCTGTATATATCTTCTCTGTCTTTTAGGTTCTGTGGAACCTCCTGAGTCTCCAAAGGCTGACTCATTCTGTTCAGGTGTAAAAGCCGTACCACCAAAAAGGGCAGGGCCTCCTGACTCACGACTAGGTGTACCGGGGTTAGCTCCACCAGCAACTGCTTTATCATATGCATCATTGATGATACTCTCTCGACTAGGTTTAGATGTAGTTATAGCATCAAAAGCAGACTTAGGAGCTTCTGTGACTGTCTTACTTAGCTCTGCAGAGGACCAATCACGTAACGACTCATCCTCTGGTGTATCGGGATCATCTTTAGGCCTACCTGCTTTGTTAATCCCTCCAACTGCTAAGCCAGCCAATGGGTTTATACTACCTAGACCTGCGACTACTGAGCTTCCTGTTGACCCACCACCTAGTTTATTACCTACACCAGCACCTAACATAGCCCCTAAAGGGCCACCTACCATTAAGCCTAACAAGCCTCCAGCAAATGAAGTAAGTCCAGACCAGACTCCTGAGTCATCCGCTGTACCGCCACCCTGTTCTATACTCTTACCGAAGTTGGTTGTTGAACCTCTGTTTGAACCATTGGTAGGACTGAAATCAAATATTCCACCATGCCCACCGAAGTTAGATGTGATACCTCCAAAAGTATTACCATCATCAACTGAAGCCCCAATAGCAGGAGCCTGTGTAGCTGCAGTATTAGCTGCTTGGGAAGATAAAGCTTGTTGTGCTGCAGCTGCTTGACCATAGTTTCCATCATCACCAAATCCCCCACCAAAGCTATCTGAAGAAGGACCTGAGTTATCTGAAGATGTACCAGAACCTTCACCAGCCCCCCAATACTCAGGTAAACCAGTAGAAGGATTAGTAGTACCTGCCCCGCCCATAGCTTCCAACATCTTAGCTTCCATAGGGTTAATATGGGCAAGTTTAGTATCCCCTTTACGGCCCTTCATAGCCATCAGCTTAGCTAGGCCGCTGAGTGGTGCCTTAGAGTTGATCATATTAGCCATCTTATTTATTACCCTTCATCTGTTGCTTCATACCCTGATTATAATTCATAGGGTTACTCTGAGCTAATGTATTGTCAGCATATGTATTAGAGTTGACCTGACCTAAATTAAAGTTTAGGGCCTGTTGAGGTTTTCCTGTAGGCTCAAGTACCATTCCAGAGTTTAAGTTCTCTATGTAGGTACTGTTGACTATCATATCAAAGTAGGCTTGCTTAGTATCTATATCCATTAACTTAAATCCACCCATGCTGTACCGTTAAACCCTTTAAATTTTGCAGATACTGTAAAGTATGCTATAGCTCCAGCCTTAGGACTGCCAATGTCTGTAACTGTCACGGCTGTATAGACCCTCTCTGCCACCTTCTGATTATATATAGCATCTCTTGTGTCCAGTTCCAATGATAATTGTGAAGCATAGGTTTGTAATAGCCTATACATATCCCTCAGGTCTTCATCTGTATAGTCTTTATACTGTGGTAGCTCTGGATATATAGCCATTAGTTCTTACCATCCTTCTGTGCCCCAGCCCTTACTGCTCCCCACTTCCAACCAATACCTGTGGCGGCTGACGAGACCCTAACTCTGGCTTGTCTGCCTCTGGCCCTCATATCAATCTTCTGAGTATTGGCAGTAATACTATAGGGGCCTTTAGTAGTCAGTGGACCATTAGGGTATTTCTTAGTAGATAAGGTAAACTGTAGTGTTCCATCATTGATCGTAAAGTCAGGTATGATTTTATCCATAAACATAATATCTAAACCATCTTCCAAGTCTAGGTCAGCCGATTCTACAAAGGACGGTATAGCTAGGTTGTCCCCAGTATAGGTATTATCAGGCTCATTGTCATAGAGGTAACCATCAGAGCCTGTAGTTATAGTGTTATCATAGACTGTACGATCTTTAAAGGTAGTCCATTTAGATGTACCATAAACCCATGTGTTCTCTTCAGGATTATATATAGCGTAGGAGTCACACTCAGTACCTGCAGACGATGGGAATAGCCAGATGACTTCCTTAAACTCAGAGTTTACACCGGCATATACTTTGTCTCCTTGAGCTGTGTTAAAGCTATCAAATAAGTGTCTCCTAATAGTAGCCCTTAGGTTTTTAACTTGACCATCAAACATGTAGAAGTTATTTTGGGACATCCACATAGGGGTTCCATCATAGTCTACGGCTGCATGTGCCCCAATAGCACCACAGTTTGTACCTAATTGTCTAAAGGAAAAGACATCATTACCACCCACAAAGGTCATTCCATAGAGGGATTGATCAGTCAGGATGTTAATCTGGTTCCTTGATCGAACAGCTGTGACAATCTCTGTACCATTGATAAGGTCTACTTCACCTGACGTACTGGAAACTGATGGTGTCCAGTTATTATAGTCCTCAGTATCTGACCATCTAACCCTTAAGGGTGAGTAGGCACTGGCAAAACCTGTACATCCAAAGGATATTAGGTGTCTATCATTGGGACTTACCAAGATATGGTTGTTCTCGGCTGGAGAATTAGGAATTATAATGGCCCTTTCAGGTGTTACTGAAGCATTAATATCTAAGTAGAATATCTTTGACCCTCTACGGCAGGCTACAACGTCTTCACCCCAGTTATCCATACTCCATTGGGTCAATGCAAAGGTAATATCGGATGATGATGCTTCTTGATTCCATGCTCTTGTACCTGTAGCTGATGTACCAGCTTGAAATACTCCAGCTCCAAAACCAAGCCCCGGTGTAGCCACTGAAATACCAGTCTCCAATAGGAAATGGGCTGTACCTGTACCGCCAACAGAAGTCTCTGTAGCCCCTGCAGTTACAGGGCTTGATACTGTAAATATGTTAGCATTGACTACTGATAATACACCATATATTGTAACATCACTTGAAAGATTAATTAAACCCCCACCTATAGCAGCAGTGGATGTGAAGTATACATAGTCACCAACGGACCTGTTATGTCCAGCCGCAGATACAGTTATCTTTGTAGAGCCTGAGGCTGTGGATAATGCAGAGGTTAGGACAGCTGTGGATACAACAGGAGTTATATCATACTGGATATCCTTATGTAGGAAGTACCATAGATGTTCCGTAGCCCAGCTTATATACTTCTGTGTATCATTACCGGACCAAGTTAATAAATCTCTGGCAGTACCTATATACTGGGTATTATGTTTCTTAGCGTAACCACGAATATTCTCAGGCTTACCTTCCCTGAATCTAACGTGATCACCGTCAAACCATTTACCTTCTTCAGCATAACGGGTAGACTCCCTATGGAACCCCGGCTTAAAGTTAAGTTTGAAGAATGTTGAGTCTGTTGATGACATTTAAGCCCCTATCTTTTAAGGTCATTTACTATAAAACCATCAATAGCTGTGGATGTTCTGACACTGTAGACCAGAATATCTGTACTATTGATTGAGGTTGTTAAGGTTGGGGCAGTCCCTGAAGCAAACTTCCAATTAGTGTTGTAGGCTAGAGTACGTGATCCTGTACCATCTTGATATAAATATATATGACCTGTCTGTCCTTCTCTAGCATTAGTTGGGGCCGCTAAAGTTCTATTACCGCCAAGTCTGACATGAAACTGTGTACCTGTCCCCAAGTCTAAGGCTATAGAGGCTGCATCTGTCAGTGAAACCTTTGGTGAGAACACTGGTGCCCCCGTAATAGCCATAACTGAGGTGAATACCTTAGCACCTGTCACTGTTTGAGCCGCTGAAGTAGTCACATACCTAACATCAGCCAAACTTACAGGGACTAACTCGTTAATGGACGTACCAATGTTAAGGGCAGAAGCTGTACCAAGTCCAAAACCTGTAGCATTCAATGAGTGGACAGACACTGAGTCACAGATAACCATCTGAATAGCACTTGAAGCTATATTGGCACCTGTTCCAGCTGCAGTTTTTATAGTAATAGATGTACCGGCTGAGACTGTGGCGTTATTAAAGACTACATATCCCTTTTTAGCTGCAGGAATAATTAGATCAACCGATTCTGTTAAGGTTCCAACAACTTCAATGAAGGCTGATCTAGACTGATCAGCTGATCCATTGTTACTGGTCAGGGTAACATCAACGCTGGAAACTGTAATGGTGGTGTAGGCTGTCAGGGCCTCGTCAACAAGGTCTGTGACAGCATTAATCTTAGTCCCCCATGAGTTTGGGTTCTCTCCATCTCCTTGTTTTTCAAACCTTAAGTTTGTAGTATATGTAGATGCCATCTTTTAAATTCCTTGTTGGGCCAGACCTATAATATAGAAGTTCTGATTACTTAATTGACCTGTGATTGGGTGATTTAGTTTTATCTTTAAAACTTGTGAATCGTTACCTTTATAATCTTTATAATCCATGATTACCTGAGTGATATAAGCCTTAAATACTTGATTAAGAAAAATACACTCTCCAGTTTCCCGTGACTTATAGATTTCTTTCTTAACTGTATCTAAAGATTTAAGGTCAGCCATCACCCATTTCATTATAGCATCTTCTTTAAGGCACACAATACTGACATTAATCTTATCTCCAGCTTCAAAAGCCCCTACAGGGCTGGCAAGTATTAACGCTATACATATATATTTAAGGAGTCTCAACTTTCAAAGTCCTCTAACTCAGGCCAATCATTGGCTACACCTAAAACTAGCTCACCATCAACTTCAGTATTGTCTGTCATAGCTGTTAATTCCTCAAAAGTAGTGGCGGCTAATATTAATAATTCTAGGGCATTTCCTTTAGCTCTTACAGCTGCACGAAAGTTTTTGATGGGTGTACCAGCGGCTGTACCTCCTTCAGCTTCACGGATAATATACCAATCAGACCCTGAAAGTGTCCCAGCTACTTGTACTTTAACACGGGACATCATATTATCTTTGGTTATCTGAACCGCATCATCCTTAATCGTTGATGATTTAGTTTGGACTACAACATCTGTATCAGAATTATAGACTAGTCCCGATGTTATATTATTATGTGTTTGACTATTACTATGACTACCTACTTCTTCAACCCTATAGACTCCTATAGCTTTCAACTCTTCTTTAGACCATAGATTAAAGATATTCTTAGGGTATTGTACCCCGTTAATAGTCTGAGCCTGTTGCTTGATAGCATTGACTGATCCATTAGTTACTATTGCCCACATGTTTTTTATCCTAACCCTAACTTATTAGCTAATCCAGTTGTTAATGCACCGACTATACCGCCAGTACCACCTATTGCAGCGATACCAATCAACATACGTTGTTTAAACTTCTTTAGCTCTCCAATAGAAGAGCCATGAGACTTAATGTCTTTTTCCATTTCAGCTATCTTTATATCATCCTTAGTAATGTTTGTCTGTATAACAACAGTTAGATCAGCCACCATTTTTTTAATGTCCCCTACCTGATCAAATAGGGCTGCACGTTGGTTCTTGGATGCCGTAGCTTCTGCTTTAAGTTCACCGATAGCTGCGCTTACTTGATCTATACTCATGTTACTTTGCCCTACCT